AGTAGTATCCATATCGACCTGTCCAATTTTTAGTGTGTTTACCACCCCCATCAACTCCGAATGTTAAGAGAGCGGATTCTTCTGGGATATAAATATCTATACCCATACCCTTTGCAAAACCAATCATATACTCAGTGTTGGGTCTTTGATAACCGAACTCATCATCCCCCGCCATATCAATCCCCCATATCCCTATGCGATCTACTTTTTCCAATATAGCCAAACCAAGCATATACGCTATAGATGAGTTAAAATAATCCCCCACAACAGCAATAACATCTTCAATAGGGTAACGAATAGCGTTGGGGATTTCTGGATATGCTTCCAGCATATACAAAGGGACATCAATTTCTTCGCACAGTCTTCTTTCCAGAAGTGGTCTTACCCTCCTAACAAAAGACAATGGATGTATCTCAAACACCCTGTCAAGGTAAGGATAACTCTCGTTATCTTGTGCAAATCCCCACGTTTCCCAATCAGGGTCTTCAAAAGGAGCTTGATCGTGTGTAGAAGGGGCTAACCCCGCGATTGCAACTTGCATAAGTTGGGGGTGAGTTTCCCCACCCCCTTTCTTATTAACTTACAGAGCAAAGAATACCACTTGCTTTTTCGTTTTTAGAAACGAGGCCATACTCACCAAGAAGCATCTGCTTGGTGGAGTCGCCTGTCTTTGCCATATTGACAGTCTGGAAAGGCCGGAGCCATGAAATGCCCCAGTAGTCCATGTCTAAAAAGAAAATATTTGCCTGTACTGAGCCGGGACCATCTGCCGCCAAGTTCCTGTCTGGGACTATTTTGAAAGTCCCGAAATCGGAAATATAGACGTCAACAGCCGCAACAGCCGTTGCCTGACCCTTACCAGAGACTTGGTTACGAGGCGGAATACCTAGCGATACCGAACCTGAACCTACTGACGCTAATCCTGAAATCGTCTGCTTTACGGCAGACGGTACTAGCATCATATCTGGTTGACCACCAGCATCATAGCATTTCTTAATAACTGCCTTGATGTTACCTTCTGTAGCAGCAGCCGTGGATGTGTTGTTTACCATCAAAGTAGTACCAAGATCACCAGCAGTAGCCGACCCACCGGACCCACCCGCAACAAAAGATGTATTCAGCCATGTTGGGACACCAGCAGTTGCTCTAGCTGTGGTAGCATTACCTACAACCCGTATAGTATTGGAGGTGAGCATGACTTCCATGTCTCTTTTCATGCGTTTGCCTAGTTTAGCTAACATGTAGGCCTGATGTTTGCCGTGACCTGCGTAATCGACTGCATCGTCGGTTCCAGAGGTCTGAGCAATGTAACGACTTATCTGAGTGTAGTTACCAAGTCGCGTTGGAAGTACCCTTGCCGTAGCGTCAGGTGAGTCATCGCCTTCTAAATGACGATTAGCTGCACCATCCGTTATCGTATCTACCTGCCACTCAAAGAAAGTGTTATCAGCACTCATTTTGGCGCAGCCAGAAAGGAAAGGTGTATCCATAGGCGCGATATTGTAGATCACGTCAGATAAATCTTCGCGTATCGCCACTGATCCATAGACCAGCGACGTATTTGTAGCAATTGCCATTGATTTATCTCCCTAGTTAGGAATTAAACATATCTTCCAACAAAGAGGCTGCGTCATTGACGTGACCTGTTTGTTGTAGACGCTTCATCTTTGTCTTACGCTGAGAACGGGACTCCTGTGAACGGTTTGTTCCAGAACCTGCCCGAATAACCTTCGGTTTGTTTTTCAGTTTCTTTGAACGAACATCAGAATTCGTCATTTCGTCATACTTCTTGGCCTTCAAAAGAACCAGGATTGAACGATGGTCGGCAAGGCCTTTAACCTCGCTTTCGTCGAATCCCTGGGACATCGCGTATTCCTTCACTTGCCCCTGTAGCTTACGCCTTTTTTCTTTTGATTCGTTCCACTCAGGCAACTTTTCGCCCAAAGCAGTATGTTCCGCAGCCACTAACTTCTTATAGGCTACTTTCTCTTCATACTGCTGACGTTGTAACGCATCTGACTGCTCTTTCTGCAGTCCTTGTATTTTGTCCTGTCTCTCACGCCACTCTTCCTTTTTAGTAACAAACTCTATCGGATCGTCCCTTTTGAGTTCCTCCCAATTTATATTGGAGTACTCATCCAGGGGCCCCATAGAAGTTTCTATCAAGGATTGGAGGGCTTTAACGTAGTGAGTACGCTCGGCCTGAATCTGGTCAATCTCAGAGTTATAGTTGCCCTCAAGGACATCTATCTTCTTGCGCTGCTCAGAAACTTCCTGCGTCTTCTTTGTGTAATCTGATTGCCGCGAATATCCTTTTAGCAGTTCGTCAAGGGGTATTGTGTGCTCCTCACCATTTACAGTGACAGCATACAAATCCTCTCCTTCTACTTCGCGGTTTTCAGCGCCTTCATAGTCGTCTTCCTCAGACTCTTCCGGCTCCACTTCCAATGATTCATCTTCCTCTTCGGGTTGAGACTCCTCCTCTTCCGTAGGTTGCTCTTCTTCAGTTTCCGGGGTTTCCTCTGCAGGTTCCATCATCTTCAAAAGGGCGTTTTGTGCTTCTATTAAACTACCCTCTGATGTATTTCCATCAGGTACTGCTGTTTGCGGGGCTTCTTGCGTATCCGCCATCTCTATTCTCCTTAAATGAATGGGTGTTGCTTTTCCAGAACCTTATTCATGTGTCCAGTTTCAACTATGGACTGTACATGTAGATAAAGTTTGTCAAGCAGTCGCATGGCAAGCCAGATAGATTCTCTAGCTTCCAATTCACTCGTCCCGCTCTGGTTCCAGCGGTCCATTAAATCCTGTCTTAGCACCGTAAAGGCCTCCGCAAAAAGCGGGTCGTTGAGAAGGCGTTTTGCGCTTACTTCTCTCTCTTCTTCGTTCATTGTCTTCCTATAGCTACTGGCCTATCCTGCTGGGCCTCCAAGTTAAGTTCTGCACTCTTCAGCCGGGCTTCCACCTGATCGTTTTGTGCTTCTAGTTGTAGTTTCTGTGCTTTTATTTGAACATCCGCCGCCTTTATGTCTAGTTCTTTGTTCTTTAGCTCAACCTCAGCCTGTTTGTGTTGTTCCTCTGGCGAAGGACCTGGTGGAGGAACCGTGTCTGGGTCGGTCAGGTAGTCCTGTATATTGGGAAACCCCATGTTTTTAAGCATGGCAGCGCCCATGTTGTACATGTTCTTCTGAGATACTATCCTTAGCCCCCCAGCCATTGTCTCAGAGGCAAATTGGATCATTGCCGTAAGGTGCATAAGCTGCTGATCCCTATTACCGCTTCCAATACCCACAGATACAGTGCAATCGAGTTCTGGACGCCAGGTGTAGGGTCTTATGGGGACCCATTCCCCGCGCAACTCAATGACTGTCTCGGTGTCCTGATGCCTCTGTAACAGGCTGTAAATGGTCCTCATAAGCTGTTTTACGCCTGTTTCTGCGAAATTTCTGGCAATAAGTTCTACTCTGGACTGAGCGGCGGTCATAACGGCATTGACAGCTGTGGCTGTCGTATGGGAGGTTAATGCGTTATCGTTCAGTCCCTGAGAGTACTTATTAACCCCGGACCTAGACTCTCTAATCCCGTCCAAGTACCCAAGCATCTCAAAAGAGTACTGCTCCAAGGGCGGCGTAGCCAGCGGGGTAATTGCGTTGGGGGATTTAACCCTGACCACACCCCCTGGGCGTTGTGTGAGCAAATCATCTAAGTTTGCCTGGCCCTCAAGGACTGCGTACCTGCCAAAGTTCTGGTTGTACATGTTGTCCATGAGGTTACGCATCAGGGTGCTCTTAATTAGCTGAAGTGATTCAACCTGGTCGGCCACCGACAGCCCGAAGAACTTGTGGGGTATGGAGATGGGTGTAATGGATACGAACGGTATGTAGTCAACCGCTTCGTTCTCGAAAACGTGATCACCCACAATGCAGACCTTACGCAATTCTGCTATGCCGTCCCCATCGTAATCCGTCCTGATGAAATTTTCGTATAACCAGTATTCCTGTAGGGCTTCTTCCGTGGCGGAGTTGTCAAAGCCAAAAGAGTCAGTGTTGTCAAAGGAGTACCGGGCCATTCTCTCAGAATTGAAGTCGCTGGTTCCTCCCTCGTCCCCTCCCAGGTCGGCAGGGTCCACGTCACCGTACATTTCCCTTAACTCTGAGAGTGTCTTCTTAACCCGGTGACATACGAACCTTGACTCCTCGATTGTTTTGGATTCCCTAGCAATGAGAAACTCATCGGGAGGGACGTTCTCTACACGTACCTGTCCCCTGGGCGTAGTCCTCTTCACCACGAGATCATGGAGAGGCTCTCCGGTAATACCCCCCATGTCGTTAGGGATATCTCCTGTCTTCTCAGTATGCTCGATGACCTCTACGTCCCCAGAAGAAAGGAGGTTATTTAGCTCCTGTTCTGTCAGATCGTAATATTCTTCCCGTGTTTCTTCTTCTTGGGCGTCCCACCACACTTTAATGATGCCATTCTTTTGTAGAAGAGCGTCAGTGAACCAGGAGTAGAGTATCGACCACCCAGGATTCAACTTGGTGAATACATAGTTCACGTAGTCTGTGGCTTGTTTGGCCATAGGCACATCTTCCGGTCCTACGGGGTTGAACTTCACCATCTCGTCCCCAGACGCAAAGACACGCATCAGAGAAGGTTTTATCCATTCAATAGTGTCGGATACTGTGGAGTCTACGAACTGAGAGCGTCCATCTACCTCGTTCCCGAAAGGGAGCCCGAGATAGTAGTCCATTGCGGTTTCTCGCTGCCGTGACAGCGTGTCGCCCTCACCCAGAGAATCTTCTATCTCTGTCCTTATGCGGGCCCGCAGTTCGTCTTCTGTCATTCTTTCTTTTGCCACTAAGTTCCGTCCTCCGGTTCTTCAAATATTTGGTCAGCGATTATTAAACTACCGCCGACCATTGTTAGGGGCCCCATTGAGTACACTGCAGGTATATCTCCTCTCAGCCACTTCTTAAACCATATGTTGGGCTTCATGCCGGAAACGTCCGCGTTGAATATAATGCGCTCTTGCATAAGCTGTAAAAAGGGCCTCGGGTCTATCACGCCCGTACCACCGCCCACCCAAGTGGCTGATTGATACATCGCTCCAGGCACTCCTAGCTGCCTAGCAATTTCCTGCTGAGGGAGTTCTGCGTACCTGTACCGCATGTCATCTAAAGGCGTTGGGCGTCCCTTAGGAAGGTCGGTAAGCATCCTTACATTATGGGTGTCTATTGTTATGGGGTATAGGTTCCCCAACAGGTTCTCGTTAAACCTACTCGTTTTTGTACGCGGATAACGACCGTAAGGGTCACCGAAATAACCGGCCCCAGGAGACAGGTCTGTGGCAGCTATAACGTCCCGCATGGTATTGCCATGTGTT